CGGCAGAATTGCCGAGCTCAATGAAGTGCTGTCCATGTGCGATGAGGCAGCCTCAGTCGTCAACAAGATGAGATAGGATTACAAATGCCGCACATGCCTATGCTGCACGAGATCGACCCAAAGGATCAAATCCTTGAGGCAATCGGGGACCTCTCCACAGTGGAGCTTTTCCACAATCAGGTTCTCCTTGCTGTCTACATTCGGCCGGAAAAGACCAAATCTGGTCTGATCCTGACTGACAACCACCGGGACGAGGACCGCTATCAGTCCAAGGTTGGCCTTCTCGTGAAGCGCGGACCCATGGCCTTCGAGCAGGACGGCAACTGGTTCTCGGGCCTGTCGTTTAACGACCACGACTGGCTTGTCTTCCGGCCGTCCGATGGCTGGTCGATCACCGTCAATGGCGTGCTTTGCCGCATTTTTGACGACGTCAACATCAAGGGCCGGGTGCCCCACCCGGACGCCGTTTGGTAAGGGAGACACAGCATGTCCGCAGACAATAACGAAGACGAAGACATCATCATCGATGCTGATGTGGAGGTTCCTGACGACAGTCAGGGTGAACCCGTAGTCACTCAAGATGACGGTATTGCTGAGCTCCGCCGCCAACTTGAGGCAGAGAGGGCAGCTCGGATCGATGCCGAGCGCCGTGCTTCTGAAGCCAATCGCGATGCGCACCGCGCTCGCAACGACGTGGATGAGACGAACATCCAGCTGGTGAGCAACGCCATCGACACCCTGCGCCGGGATGATGAAATCCTGAAGCAGAACTACCAGATCGCCATGCAGAACGGGAACTTCTCGGCTGCAGCGGAGATACAGCAAGAGATGTCCAGCAACGCTGCGAAGCTTCTTCAGCTGAGCAACGGTTTGGAGGCGATGCGGTCGAAGCCCCGTCAGCCTGAGCCTGCCGCGCCTCCCGCAGACCCAGTGGAAGCGTTCGCGAAGCTCCTGTCGCCCAAATCCGCCTCGTGGGTTCGCAGCCACCCCGAGTACGTCACCAACCCCAACCTGAACCGCAAGATGATCGCGGCGCACGAACTGGCGGTCGCTGATGGTCTCGCGGTGGACAGCGACGAGTATTTCGCGTCCGTCGAAAGCACCCTGAAGATCAAGCCGAAGGCGGTCTCCGAGAAGAACGAGACCGACGACGACCACGCGGCTAAAGTCGTCCAGAAGCGCGATGCGGCCCCGGCCGCCGCCCCGGTAACCCGTGGTGGCTCCAGCAGGCCCAACGTCGTGCGTCTGACGGCGGCGGAGAGGGAGATGGCGGAGATGATGGGAATGAAGCCCGAGGACTACGCCAAGAACAAGATCGCGCTCCAGAAGGAAGGAAAGCTGCAATGAATGAAGAATTCATCCCCGTGAATAAATCTGGACGCCCGCCCATGCGCCCGACCGATCCCGCCACGTCCAAGGCTGAAGAGGACCCCGTCGCCCGCGCCGCCCGCCGCGCTGCGGAGCTCCGCAGCCACGACGACATGACCGAGACGACCGATGAGTATTTCATCGAGCCCGGCATCATCCCTCAGGGATGGTCGTACGAGTGGAAGCGGAAGACCGTTCTGGGCGCTGAGGACCCGGCGCATCAAGTGGCTCTGGCGCGTCGCGGTTGGGAGATCGTCCCTGCATCTCGCCACCCCGAGATGATGCCTCTGGGGTACACTGGCGTCGAGATCACCCGGAAGGGCATGGTCCTGATGGAGCGCCCCTTGGAGATCACCGAAGAGGTGCGCGCTGCAGAGCTCCGCAAGGCCCGGCTGCAGGTTCGCGCTAAGGAAGAGCAGCTGACGGCAGCACCGCAAGGTCAGTTCGAGCGCTCGAACAAGGGCAACGATCTGGTCAAGGTCAAGAAGGGCTACGAGGCGATGCCCATCCCTGAAGAATGATCCGGCAGGTCCGCATCTACAATTACATCGAGCGTTTGCGCCGGGCGATCCGGCGCGAAGGCACCCCAGAGATACAAGAGGCGTGGGACAAGTTGGAGCCTCATGTGTCTATATTCATGAACGATGGTGGAGAAATTGGAACTTCAGGACCGGATGGCAAAGACGGTGAAGGGTCAGGTCTCTTGGGCTGACCCTGAGAAGGGCATGAAGTGCATCTCATGCAAGCATCTCTCCCGCGTACCGCCTCACAAGATCGGCGCGGATAAACGTCTGGCCCACAGGTGCGATCTGGTGAAGCTTCACTCCAAGAAGGATGGGGCCGCATTCAATGGCAATTTGGCTATTGCGTGCTCCATGTTTGCAATGTAGGAATACTAACGCTGGCCATGGGGGCGTTTTGAAGCGACGGTCTCTGTGGTCAAGCACTTGGAGCGGGGTGGAGCAGGGGTAGCTTGCTTGGTTCATACCCAAGAGGTCGGTGGTTCAAATCCACCCCCCGCCTCCGGTGCACTCTGGTGGGCCACCACTGAACGAGGGGAGAACCGTGTGTACAGCGGGGATGCCTTCGGGGTTGGGTGGTGACCCTCCAGAGCGCACTGAGCGTTCGAAGTGTGTTTCTACCGACCTCTTGCCTCCGGGCGATAGAAGAAATGTTGATCCTGATGTCGGATAGGGATCATGCCGAGGGTGTCGGAACAAGCGGAAGGCGGGAGCCGCAATACACCCTACCCGCAACCGCCTTCTGGCGGTGCATCAGTCGAAACGTCGGTGGGCGTACCCCCGTGGCGTCAAGACCAGCTGGCCAGCAGATGCACCTCCTGAGCGCGGCGCGATTACGGCAAAGCGGTGAGCCCGCAATCGATCAGTGTAGTTTCTAGGACGTGGCGGAAAAGCTGATCGGTGCCATCACGAAGCGGGCGGTGTCCGCGCTCAACAGGGGTGCAGGTTCGATCCCTGCTCGCTTGCCGAGACTTGGGAGAACGGGGTCTCAAATCCCCAGCGGGTAAAGCCGCTCCATGCCACGGGGACGTGGCGGCATGACAGGCCGGAAAGACGGCCGCTTTACTCCCCACAGAAACCGTGTAGAATGGCGACATTCTCCCCCCGGCGTGGGAGACAATCCTCCCCGGTTCTACAGTCGCCCCGGCGCGCGATGATGGACCTCCTGAAAAGGAGACATCCGAATGCCGAATACTTTTTCGCCCTTCGGTTTCGCCCAGTACACGGGTGCAGGGTCCGCTCCGACGTATGAGCAGACTGTTGCCTCGATTGCTTCGGGCAATACGACCCCGATCTTCTTCAACGACCCTGTCGTGCAGTCGGCCAACGCAACTGGCCTCGGCACTGGCTACATCCAGCAAGGCTATGGCGCTGTCACGCTGACCGTTTCTGCGACTGGTATCGCCACCACCGCCGTCGGCGTGATGACGATCACCTTCACGGGCATCTCCAGCACCACCGCAAACATTCCGACGTTCGCGTCGGCCACTTGGGCTCCCCCGGTCGGTTCGGTTGTGGTCGTGACGAACGCCACTGGCGTCCCGAACGGTGCCTTCACGATCACCTCGGCAACCGCGACCACCGCAGTGATCGCAAACAGCGGCTCCACCGCTGCGGCCACGTCCTCGGCCTCGACCCCCACGGTCGTCGTGTACGTCCCGGTCGCTGGTGTGTTCGCTGGCTGCAAGTACCTGTCGGTCGCCCAGAAGCGTACCGTCTGGTCGAACTACTGGCCGGGCTCGGATGCCGCTGCCGACGTGGAAGCCTACGTGATTACCGATCCGAACGCGCGTTTCGTCGTTCAGACCGCCAACTCTGCAACCACGGCTACCGCCATGGGTCAGAACCAAGTCGGCCAGAACATCTCGTTCAACTGGCAAGACAGCCTTGCAGCTGGCGAGACCAACGGCCGCACCTCGACGGGTCTCTCGACGATGTTTGCTGATCAGGCAACCACGTCTCAGCCCGGCACTGCCGCCAACGCGTTCCTGCCGTTCCGCATTGTGGCCCTCGGCAACTTCCTGCCCGGCCAGTCTTCGCCGTTCGGGACGCTGAACGGTTTTGACAACGCGGCTGGCTACAATGAGATCGTCGTCGGCTTCAACAACGCGATGCCGCGCAACTTCGCTGGCGTGTAAGGAGAACTGAAAAATGGCTGTCAATCTTAGTGCCATCAAAGACCTTCTCCTTCCCGGCCTCCGTGGGGTTGAAGGCAAGTACGAGATGATCCCGTCTCAGTACGACAAAATCTTCACGAAGCATAACTCCAAGATGGCGCTCGAACGCACTGCCGAGATGCGCTACCTCGGGTATGCTCAGCTGAAGACTGAGGGTGCTCAGACCTCGTTTGACAACGGGGCTGGTGAGCGCTTCATCTACAACCAAGAGCACACGGAAATCGGCCTTGGCTACGCGATCACCCGCAAGGCCATCGACGACAACCTCTACAAAACCCAGTTCGCCCCGTCGAACCTCGGTCTGATCGAGAGCTTCCAGCAGACCAAGGAAATCTATGGTGCAAACATCCTGAACACGGCGACCACCTACAACGGTGCGGTCGGCGGTGACGGTGTGGCCCTGATCTCCACGGCTCACCCCATCGACGGCGGCACCGTGGCCAATCGCCCGACCACGGACGTGGAACTGAACGAGAGCACGCTGCTGAGCGGCATGATCTCGATCCGGACCAACTTCCGCGATCAGGCTGGCCTGAAGGTCTTCGCCCGTGGACGGAAGCTGATCGTTCCCGCCCAGCTGGAACCCGTCGCCATCCGTCTGACCAAGACGGAACTGCGGC